CGATTGGAGAATCTTTTGTTTGCGAGCGCCTACCCGGTTGGCACGTCGCCTGCTGGAAGACCACAACCCGCACCGCTGACGTTCAATTTCCTGAGAAGGTCGGCACGGATCAGGAGTGGTCCCGGTGGTACTTTAAGGCAGACGATGCCGTGACCCGTGGTCCGGTAGTGTTCGCCTGACACACTGGCACAGGGGGATGGCACAACACCGCCGTCCCCTGTATCTTATAAAAGTCAATCCGACACCCAACCATGCAAGTTCAATCCCTTGGCGCAAACAAGACTCAAGTTGATCTGGCAGACGGAACCTCCGTCTTCTTTTCCTACAAGACCCCGGTTGCAGCACTGGTGCCTGGCAAAGGATGGATTCGCACTCGAACCCGTTACAGTGTCACCACAACAAAGCACATCAACCAGTGGATCGAAGCACCCGCAACCGAGGTCGATCAGTGGGACATCGACCAACTAGTGGCATTCTGAATTAAAGGTTAAGGGGAGGCAACTCCCCCCAACCTATGGTATGATTATTTCAGTCGCAACCAACCCGATGCACCCTCCCCACACCCTCCTCGCCTACAACCACGGTCGCCACACTGCGGATACCTACATTCAGCAGCACCCCAATTATCCGCACTGGGGTTATACGGTGTCGTTCACACCGACCGATGACGGTCGGATTCTGATGATCACTGACACGGAGCATCTGAGCGTCTCAAAGGAAGACGCCCGGATCGAGTGGAGACAGAACGCCGCGCAAGGGTGGATCCGACTCCGCTGATTCTTTTAAGATTCGGGGCGCACCCGCGCCCCTTTCTATGGTATGATTATTTCAGTCGCAACCAACCCAATGCTTGCCAACCTCGCATCACCGACCGTCACCTACAACGTGGAAGAGGTTCTGATCTTCCGCGATGGCACGACCATGAACCTAGGTGCTCAGACCTTCAAGCGTTGCGCTGACCGTCCTATGTGCACTCACAAGGTGTACCGCTGTGAGTGGGAGCACGACCCCAGCAGCGCCTACCGGTGGACATGGTTCGATCATCACGAGGATCTGATCGCCATTGTCTACAAGGTGGAACAGGTGGACTGACGGGACACGGGGCAGCAATGCCCCTCCCCCTCCCCCCTCCAAAAAAAGGTTCTACCTCCAATCTACCATGAAATAGGCGGGCGAAACGAAAAATCTTTGTATCCGGACATTTCGCCCATCCGCTGAATCTATGGTATGATTACTTCAGTTCCAACCAACCACCATGGACGCTTTCAACACCTCACTCGACGCCTTCGAAGCGGAACTTAACCGGATCGAACCGCTTGATCTGCCCGCGCTCCGTGAGTACATCCAAGAGCACGCCGGGTGCTCATGGGAAGACGCTTGCGACTGGCACGAACAGATCACCGGGCGCACCGTACCGGAAGAACAATACGGGGAGATCGAAGCAGTCTGGCAGGAGGAATCGCAGAATTGGGAACCGACTGACGAGGAGATGATGGGAACGTTTGGCACTCACTGGCATGACGGATTGTGAAGACTTTCGGAAGGGATCGCACAACGGTCCCTTTCCGTGTATACTTAAAGAGTCAACCAACCAACCCTGACATGTTCACTTCCATCACCAACCGCAAGTCCTTCGGCGCAACCTACGCTTGGGCGGTGCTCTCCGTGCTTCCCATGGACGCTGACAAGGATCGCCACGGTCTCCGGGTCTGCGAGGTCAATAAGGCGCTGGGTATGCCTAAGGAGGCACGCACAACCGCAACGCTTCTCCTGAAGCGTATGGCAGCGGAGGGACTCATCCGCCGCTATGAGTACAAGATGGGCAAGCGCCCGTTCATCACTTACAAGCGGGTGATGCCACTCCGTAAGCGGGAGCGGGTAGCACGGATGCTCTGGGGACACTGATCCCCTGTGCCAGTCGTGGCGGTGGACCAGTGCCCCGCCGCGCCGCCGCCCCCCGGCGGTTTAAAAAGGCATGGGTCCCTCTAAGCTATAAAGTCTTGCTTTCGCGAGGTCTTTATATAACTCAAAGTTTTTCTATATAAAACAAAAATGAAAACCGAAATACCTTGTATGAAAAAAAATCGCGGAGAAAATTTTTCGTCTGTAGAAGTCGATACAGTAACTGGGGAGTATGTCATCAAGGTTCCTGAGTGGATTATATCTGAGTTTGGGTGGTATGAGGGCACAGAGATAAACATGGAGGTTGATGGAGATTCAATACTGATAACCGAACTATAAGGTGGACATACGATAGTTCTCATAGTATAATTACCATTGAATGCATTCACATTTCAAGTTGACCAAATTATGGCAAAAGGATTTACAGTAAAAGCAAAATCGCCCGCTAAGGGTGAGAAAGGATCTGCTCCCAAGTATGATTACGACAAAGCAAGGGAGATGGTACGTGGTAAGTCAGTAGTATTCTGTCTTCCTGGACGAGGAGTATCATACACATATTTGAAGAACTTTGTACAACTTTGTTTTGACATTGTACAAATGGGAGGTAGTATTCAGATCTCTCAAGACTACAGTTCCATGGTAAACTTTGCACGTTGCAAGTGTCTTGGAGCAAACGTACTGCGTGGACCTGATCAGATTCCCTGGGATGGAAAACTAAAGTATGACTGGCAACTATGGATTGACAGTGATATTGTCTTTAACACAGAGAAGTTTCTTCAGTTGGTTCTGATGGACAAGGACATTGCATCTGGTTGGTATTGTACTGAGGACGGACAGACAACCTCTGTAGCACATTGGATGGATGAGGATGATTTCCGTAGTAATGGTGGAGTGATGAATCACGAAACCTTGGAGACCATCAGTAAGCGTAAGAAACCATTCACAGTTGATTATGCAGGTTTTGGATGGTTGCTCATCAAACATGGTGTTTTCGAGAACGAAAAGATCAAGTATCCATGGTTCGCTCCGAAGATGCAAGTCTTTGAGAGTGGTGAAGTTCAGGACATGTGTGGAGAAGATGTGTCATTCTGTCTGGATGCTATTGAAGCAGGATATGAGATTTGGTGTGATCCTAACATCAGAGTTGGTCACGAGAAGTCTCGTATTATCTGATTATGGCTGACAAGTATACAATCCTCATCAAGGGAGAGACTAAGTTCAAGAGCTTGACAGAGGAAGAGTATTTTGATATTATGGATGACCTGGCGATAGAATACTATCAGACAGGTCGTCCGCGTCCCTCGGACATTGAAACTAAAGTTTTTGGAGATTATTCTTAATGGCAATGCGTTCTAAAGTCGGTGTCGTCAAAGACGGGTTTATGCCCGGAAAACCGAAGAAGTCTCGTCAAGGATCGGGAAAAAACACGAAGTACGCCGCTACTTCTCGTAATGGAAAACCTAAAGCATATCGCGGTCAAGGACGATAATACATAGTTTAGATTTGTAAAGACTACATGGCTTGCTTGATTGCTAATCTTCCTTCTCAGGAAGTATGGGTCCGTAAAGAATATTTGACGGATCATCAATCTGGACATGGTGAGTTTGTAAAGGGCGTTTGGGTATCGGTTAAATCCATACCTGGACGCGCTTTTTATTTTGAAACTTACTTACCAGAATACGCGGCAATGTATGATAAGTTGCCGATTAGTGCGTTTGTCTCGGATCCAGAGACCCCTACACCTGATATGGACCTTCCTAACCTACAGTTTTGGAATTGTATGGACTATGGTGTCGTTAGTGTAGACAAGAAGTTCATTGGTTCAATGGATTATGAGTGTTATACCCGTGATCATGGTATTGTAAAGGGAACTTATGTCTGTACGATTGACAACTATCATCATGATCCGGACTACGTAGACTGGGCGACGAGTGAAAATCCTGCCGAACACAAGTCTCATAACCTAATTGAACTTGAAAACGGACAGTATGCACTCTATCCAAACAATAGATTACGTATTTTTGATAATAGTCTGACACCTGTAGAACCTAAAATGCCTGATTTTAAGGTTTCCACTCAGTATTATCAAGTTGAAAATGGTTACAAGCGTCTCGGTATGGGTCGTGAAGATGAATACTTCTGGAAAACGGCAGACGAACGCGAAAATAAATACACCGAATCACCCAAAGAGGACTAAATGGGCAATTCACCCGTTGATAGGGACAAAAACCACATGTGCAAAATGTGGGGAACAACAAACTTAATTACGGATTACTGGTCAATGCCTAATAATTACATGCACGAATACTGGTCCAAACCACATAAAACCGAAGATCCAGAGGAAAGAGTGATCCAAGAAGTTTATGGTGACCCTGCTGCCATAAATAAAGTCAAGAAAACTACTGATCAATGGCAATTTCACGGGAATCAAGAGCATTTAGAGACATAAGTCTGTCTTTTGACCCACATCCTGTGACAAAAGACTTGCCAATTTTGAAGAACGCAAGAGCAATCACGCGATCTGTTCAAAATTTAGTGCAGACGATCCCTACAGAAAGGTTTTTTCAACCAATTTTGGGGTCTGATGTACGGGCAAGTCTTTTTGATTTCGTTGATTTTGCCACTGCAGGTGTAATTGAAGAGCAAATCATCACCACAATTGATAATTTTGAACCTAGAGTTGCAAATGTGCAGGTTGATGTAGATCCTCAACCAGATAATAACACATTTAATGTTACTATCTTTTATGATATTGTTGGTCAGGACTTTCCTACTCAAGAATTTTCATTTTTGCTAGAGGCAACAAGGTAATATGCCTTTTACTAAATTTACAAATCTAGATTTTGACCAAATTAGGTCCCAAATCAAAGACTATCTCCGTGCAAACTCTACGTTTACGGACTTTGATTTTGAGGGATCTAATTTTTCTGTCTTAATTGACACGTTAGCGTATAATACTTACATTACTGCCTATAACTCAAACATGATTGTGAACGAATCCTTCTTGGATTCGGCAACTTTGAGGGAAAATGTTGTTTCTTTGGCAAGAAATATTGGTTATGTACCTCGCTCCAGAAGCGCCGCTAAGGCGCGTGTTAATCTGACGGTACAAACCACAAGCACATCACCTACAATGACCTTAGAGGCGGGTCTGGTGTGCGTAGGAAGCGTTAATGAGAGTCAATTTGTCTTCTCTGTTCCAGAAGATGTGACCACTACAATCAATTCTGGAACTGCTAAGTTCAATGATCTTGATGTTTGCCAAGGAACTTACTTAAAAAAACAATTTGTCGTTGATGGATCGTTAGATCAACGCTTTATTTTACAAAATCCCTTCATTGATACCTCAACAATCGTTGTAAAAGTCAAGGGAGCATCTGATTCTGGTGAAGGAAGAGAATATGAACTTGCCCAGAACATTTTAAACCTGAATAAGAACTCTGAAATATATCTTTTACAAGAAGTTCAAGATGAAAGGTATGAACTTCTCTTCGGTGACGGATATTTTGGCAAAAAATTAGAAAATGGAGCGATAATTACCGTTTCTTACATCACTACAGACGGTATTGATGGAAATGGAGCGAAAAATTTCGCATATTCTGGAAGAGTTACTGATAATCTTGGAAATGTGATTGTTCCAAGTAGTGATGTCACGATTTCAACCACTTCAAAGGCGCAAAATGGTGGAGAAATTGAAAGTATTGACTCAATTAAGTATTTTGCACCAAGAATTTACTCTTCGCAGTACCGTGCAGTCACTGCTCGCGACTATGAGGCGATAATTCAGTCAATTTACCCAAATACTGAGTCCGTTTCGGTTGTTGGTGGCGAAGAATTGGACCCACCCGAGTTTGGAAACGTAATTATTAGCATCAAACCCAAAAATGGTGACTTTGTTTCGGATTTTGACAAAGAATCCATCGCTACAAAACTCAAAAATTACTCTTTATCGGGTATAAACCAAAAAATTGTTGATCTTAAGGTCCTTTTTGTTGAAATTGACTCTGCAGTCTATTACAATAACGCAAAAGTATCAAATGTCAATGATCTAAAGTCAAAAGTTTCATCAACACTGAATACTTTTGCCACAGCAAACATCAATCAGTTTGGTGGGCGCTTTAAATACAGTAAATTGTGCCAAACTATTGATAGTACTGATAGTGCTATTACTTCTAACATCACAAGAGTTAGAATTAGAAGAAATCTGAAAACATTGATCAATACTTCTGCACAGTATGAACTTTGCTACGGAAATAAGTTCCGTATGGATAAAAATGGGTTCAACATCAAGAGTACGGGATTTGGACTCTCTGGAAGAAGTGGAACATTCTATTTTACTGATACTCCAGGAGAAAATGGTAAAGGAGTTATTTCTGTAGTTAAAGAAAGGAATGATGAAGGTGAATATGAGGTTGTTATTAAGTCAGCAGGAACAGTTGATTATGTAAAAGGTGAAATATTACTAAACACGATCACATTCTCCTCTACAGTCAAAGAAAATAACATTGTAGAAATTCAAGCAGTCCCCGATTCAAACGATGTTATAGGTTTGAAAGACCTTTATCTATCTTTCTCGGTTGCTGATAGTGAGATAAATATGATTAAAGATACTATTACATCTGGCGAACAGATCTCTGGCGTCGGTTATAAAGTTACTTCAAGTTATCTAAACGGAGAACTTAAGAGAGGATAAGAATGATACAAACAGGCTTTGAAAGAAGGGTAAAAGTTCAGCAAGTAATTGAAAGTCAGTTACCCGAATTTCTTAGATCCGAAAGTCCAAAATCTATTGACTTTCTGAAGCAATATTATATTTCTCAAGAACATCAGGGCGGTGCTACTGATATTGTTGAGAACTTAGACCAGTATCTCAAATTTGACAACCTTACACCAGAGGTTGTCACTGGATACACCAGTTTGACTGCTGGAATTTCCTCTACTGCCGATACAGTTCAGGTTTCTACAACGAAAGGATTTCCTGATGAGTATGGTCTGTTTAAGATCGGTGATGAAATTATAACATATACTGGAAAAACTGCAACCTCTTTTACAGGATGTATTAGAGGTTTTAGTGGTATTTCTTCTTATCGTTCTTCTCTTGATCCAGAAGAATTGGTATTCAGTGACACCTCTGAGCAGGTTCACGCCAATGGGTCTACGGTGCAGAACCTCAGTGCTTTATTTCTTAAGGAGTTTTATAGAAAGTTAAAGTATTCTTTTGCTCCTGGTCTTGAAGATGTTGATTTTGTAGATGATTTAGATGTTAATAACTTTGTCAAGGAGATAAGAAGTTTATACGAATCAAAAGGAACAGAGGATTCTTTCAAGATTCTCTTTAAAGTTCTTTATGGTGTTGATCCAAAGGTAATTGATTTAGAAGATTATCTGGTAAAACCATCAACAGCAAAGTTTAGAAGAAGAGAAGAGGTTGTTGTTGAAAGAGTTTCTGGTGATCCAAACAAGTTAGTTGGGCAAACAATCAGAAAATCCACTGATAGTGCAACTCAAGCTTCAGTATCAGAAGTAGAAATTTTCACACGTTCTGGAATCAGTACATACTATAAACTTGGATTGTTTGTAGGTTTTGATGATAGAGATCTTATTGAGGGGACATTTAAAGTACAACCTGCTACTAGAGTAGCAAACACAGTCAGTGTTGGTGCTTCTGTAGTAACTGTTGATTCTACAGTCGGGTTTGCTCAAACTGGAAAGATTATTTCCGGAAGAAACACAATTGAATATACAGATAAAACCGTAAACCAGTTTCTTGGATGTAGTGGAATTGGCACTGCAATTCCCCCATCAACCGAACTTAGAACTGATGAAGTCTACATTGGTTATGAAGATGGTGATATTTCCAAGAAAGTAGAAGTTCGTATTGGTGGTGTTCTTTCTAAGTTTAAAGCGACGAATGATATCTTATTGTC